AATATTAATTCTCTGCCGATGGGGGTATAAAAGGGGGCTGGCCCGCGTTGGGTTAGATCCAAAAACCATTGCAATATCCTAACATGCCTTTCAGGATACAAGGACGCCACCTTTTCTTAACCTATCCGCAGTGTCATTTGACACACGAAGCTATTTATAACCACTTGATTGATTTGCCCGTTGGAAATGAAAAGCCCACTAAAATTGTTGTTGCGAAAGAGTTACACGAGGATGGCCATCCGCATTTTCATGCTTATTTATGTTTCGACAAAAGGAGAGACTTGCGTTATCAGCGCCACTTTGATATTAGTGGTTACCATCCTAACATTCAGGTTTGCAGATCTGTGAAGGATGTTCTGAAGTACGTAACTAAAGATGGTGAATATATGTCTAATTTTACGGTGATCAAGCCCACCATTCATCAACTAATAGAACGTGCTGATGATGAAACCTCATTCGCTCTTTCCGCGTTGGAACATTATGATAAAAACTTTGCTAACTGTTTTAATTCTTGGATGTCGTTATACAAAATGTTAAAATCAAAAAAAAAAGTATGTGACCCTGTATCTGATTGGACTTTAATGAAGATGGATGACTTACATCTATTGGCTCGAATCCTTTCAATTACAGCTCATCAAAAAGACGGATCAAGAACGAAGAGTATCTGGTTATTTGGCCCGTCTAAAACGGGAAAATCGACTTTGGCTCGATCAATTGGTAAACACGCCTATATGCAAAACACGTGGTGTGTAGACGAACTCAGTGACGATGCTCAGTATTTAGTGTTAGACGATATAGCTTGGGACACGTGGAAATGGCAGTACAAATCCGTGCTGGGGTGTCAGAAAGATGTTATTTTTACTGGTAAATATGCAAGACCTAGACGCTTTAATTTTAATATGCCGTGTATAGTATGTTCAAATGAAAAACCCGTATTTAGTGTAGATGAATTAAACTGGTTAGATGTAAATATAGACTTTTTTGAAATAAATAATAAATTGTATTAGCCCTGCAGTATGTGTAAGCAAGTGCATTATAGTTTCACGTCAGGCCTTAAGACTAAAAATCTGTGTAGTATACTCGGAACCCTGTTCCTCGAAGAAAAAGAAAAAAATAAAGAAAAGTATCGGTCACGCGCTGAACGCGCGAGCACGTGACCTCTAAAGGAGAAAAAGAAAAAAGAAGATAACAAAAAACAAGAAGGGGTAAATATATTAGAGAGGAATATTGGATGTTTGATCCTTGCCTGATACAGGTAAATAAAAGCCATAACGTTTCTGTACACTAAAGACTACGTCTGAAGCTAAAGCGGTAACAGGAACGTCGCCATTCAATCCGGGAACACCGTATAGTTGAAACAAGTAACCATGAGTTAAGTTGCGCATGCATATTCTAGCACGCGTATCCATTGCATTGACTACCTTATTACGCGAATCCTTGAGTGTCATGGACACTGTATTACCGGGAGCGATGGTAATTCGCTTTTTGGAGAGAATACGATACGTCTGACAGAAAAGAGAACTCTGGAAGGGGGTAGATCCGACAGTAAGAGCAAATTGACGATTACTACCTACCGTATTTCCGTCTTCTTCATCCACAATTACGCCCTGCTTCACGAAACCTAACGAAAAGATACCCTGAGTGTTGTTGTCCGCATCTGCACCTGTAAGGCCAAATGTCTTTCGACAACGCACATAATATAAATCTATAATTACTGGGTTTGCACCAACATTACGCCAGGACACGTCCATATTCGCACTTTCAAACCTAATCTTTTTATCAACGTCACCCTGAACAAGTATATTCTGAATATCATTATACGCTACCGCACCGAGTATATCACGGAATATCATTCCTAAGTCAGCTGACAAATCAGTAACACGTGCGTCCGGGGTATACAGCATTGCCGAGTGGTACGCACACTGACTCACATTGGAGCTAAGCCTAACTATATCAGAGTACAGAACTTTCTTAAGCCCCTGGCTTCGGTTGATGACCGCGTTGACTTTCTTGGTAAACCGTTTCCATCGCCGTCTGCGGCGCTTGGGCATGCGTTTGTACCGATAGTCGGTTTTAAAATCATTATCGTATGTGAGGGGAGCAGTCTCACGGGTAGACTTTCCAGACTGAGTGAGCTTTCGGTATCCGTACTTGAGTGCGTGCTTTCCGACCTTGCGGGCAATTGTCGGTCCATAGCGTTTAAAGCCTGCTTTTGCAACCGAGAAAAAACTTGGACGTTTCATGTTTGCGTGATGTCACGAGGGCACGTGCCCTTTTTATAATCCTCACCGACTGGCTCACTTTCCTCTTTTGGGTTGAGGGGTATATTAGATACCTTTTTTGGGTAGATGGATATCTAGACCTCACAATTCGGCAGAGAAGT